TGCCACCTGCTTCTTCGATGAAGGTATCAAAGTAAGCCTTTGTGCTGTTCCATCCGTTTTTTAGAGCATCCCAAATCGTGATACACAACTCAACTACAAGAGCAGTCGCACCGCCGATGACAGCACCGAGCAACTCAAACGCAAGACTCACTATGCTGTTGTAGTCGATGTTTGTCACGATTGCGACAAGAGAGTTCCACAGGTCTCTGCCGAGTTTACCCCAATCAAGAGTTTCAACAGTACTGCAAGCAAAGTCTAAAAGTCCAACAAGCGTATCGCTAAGAGTTCGGGTAAGTTCTCCGAAGAGACCTGCCCAATCAATAGAGTTGAGAGCGTTGGAAATATCCGCACCAATTTCTCTCCATTGAATGTTTCTTACTGCCTGTTGCAGACTCTCGAACAGACCGAACAGCAATTCTTGAATTGTCTGCACCGATTTAGTTAAGTCGATTTCATCAAACCAACCATTGATAAAGTCGGCAATCGCAAGACCGAACTGTGTCCAATCGAAAGTAGTAACAAAACCGTACATCAGGTCAACGAGAATCGTCCAACCCTTCGCAAAAGTTCGTCCCACCAAGTTCCAATCAATTTGAGCGAACGCATTGTTGAGTAGCGTTGCCACACTTGCACCGATGTTGTCGAAGTCGATTGTATCGAGGAATGCGTACAAGAACTCGAATGCGGATTGAAAACCGCTACCCAACTTCGTTCCGACTCCTGCCCAATCAACGCTATTGACAAGCTCGTTGACCTTCTCACCGAGATAAGTTCCGAGTCCTGCCCAATCACCTGCATCAATCATCGCCTTAATTTGGTCGAGCCAAGATGCAAAATCGCTGTCAAGGGCAACTTCTTCAAACATACTTCCGTAGTCGGGAGTGCTTGCACCTCCACCACCGCCACTATCAGAGAGAACATTCAGTTCGTCAAATCCTGCGGTCAAACTCTGAGCTGCTTCGGCTGCACCTCCTGCGGCTTCTGCGTACTCAGTTTGAGTTTTTACGGCTTTTGTCCAAGTGCTTGCTCCCGAAAGTTTTGCGAACAACTGATTAAGTACATTCATCAAAGCAACTGCCTTGTCGATGACATACTCAATCGCCGGGGCAAGAGCGTTGATAAGAGGAGCAACCATTGCACCAATCGAGTTTTTGAAATACAGAAAACTCGATGAAATTCTGTCCATCGAAGAAGCAAGTTCGCCGCCAATCGCCTTACTGTACTGATAGATGTTATTCGTACCTTCCTTGACCGCTGCTGTAATCTGCGAGAAAAGGAAACGAATTGCTCTATACAATGCGATACGAGCCATAGAACGGACGAGACCTGACATCTTTTTGGATGCAGTCCCAAGTGCGGAGGTAAATTTACCCCCGATAAAACTTCCGAACTTCTTGATACCATTGAAGACACTCTTAGCGGCACTTCCGAGTTTCTTGATTGCAGCGATTGCACCATTGAATGCGGAACTTGCAATCTTTCCGATGCCGGAGAACACGGCTTTACCGCCACCCTTGATTGCGTTGAATACAGAGGTTGCCACTTCCTTCAAGGATTTCAGCTTTACCTTTGTAGTCTCAACATCAACACTCGGCTCAATCGGTACAGTAGAGGTTGGAGAGGTCGGAGGAACAACATCGGCAGTAGGACTCGATACAGCAGAAACTCTATCAGCCACTTCCGCAAGTTTCTCAGAGCCTGCACCAACATTAGAAAAGTCAATCTTTGCAAGTTTCCGAAGTTCGGAAATTGCCTTAGACAGACCGGGGTTGTTACCTGCATTAGCAATCGAGTCTATACCTTCTGCCATAGATTTCAGCTTCGTAATACCTTCGCTGTTCATCTTAGCAATGCCGTCACTCATCTCGGAGAGCTTTTGAAGCGAGTTTTTTAACTTCGTCAATCCTCGTTGAGCATCCGTAGTAGTAGATTCAATTTCAATTTGCAGATTATCAATACTATTGTCAGCCATTGTCTACCTCCTTCCCGGCACGAACGGCAATTTGTGAGTTGGTACGAGCAGCCCACGATGCCATCTTTGCCTTAGTTTTTTCAAATCTGAGTCGTTCTTCACGCTCACGCTTTTCCTTCACCTGTTGTGCGGTAATAGCGTAAGGCTCAGACGAATACGGAGTAGGCTTCGTACCCTTTTTGGCAAACGCTTGAAGCACCGGGGACACATCGCACAAGGCTTCGTAGATATACATACCTTGTAACCATAAGTCCTGATTCTTCTTGCGTAGCTTGATTTCTTCCGCTCGTCTGTAACTCTCTGTCAATCGGCAATCACCATTCCAAAAAAGGTCATTAGGCATACCGATTGCCAAATAGTACGGTAAGTGTTTGTAGAACACCTCAGTATAAGAAAGGGCGGCAACCCGTTCCGAATCGCCGCCCTCCGGGGTAGGCGAGTCACTTACCAACTCGCTCCCCAAGTCAAGTTTCCCTCGGACTCCTCCGGCTCATCGACAAGAGCTTCGATAGGCTCGTTGTACATCTCAGCGAGTCGCATAACCAAGTCCATCTTGTTTGTCATCTTCGCATAGATTTTGTCAATCACATCACGCTTCACGAAACGATGATGAGCGAGAAACGCACCTGCGAACAGAGTCGGCAGAGTAACAAGAGGTTTGTCCGAGATGTCACTAATGTTGAAACCCTGTTTTTCAAGAGTCGCAACAGATGCTCTCGTGTATTCGAGAGTGTAATCCGTACCCTCGAAATTAAAATTGATAGTCTTTGCCATAATACATTTCCTCCTCGATTATCTTTAGTTAGCTGCAACAGTAATGGGAGTGGAAGGAGCGATAGTGATAGTCATATCAACTACCTCATTCACACCGCCGCCCACAACGAAGACATTTAGCTTGCCCTTGAACTCGAACTTGCCCTCAGAGCCATCAGGAGTAACAACACCTGCGGATTCAGTACCACCAAACCACACAGCGTAGTCGTTCTCTGCATCCTTAAGAGCAGCGAGGGTAGCATAATCGGTCTTGTCATAGTTGGCAGTAAACTCCAACGCTTCGAGAGACTGAATGCCGGGGATGAAAGTCTGAGCACCGTCAGAGAGAGTGGTGGTTTCGAGCATTTCGGGAGCACCACCGAGGTCAGGGAAGTCCTTGATGTCAACGAGCTTCTCATAAGCAGAAGCAGAAGCACCCTTCTTCATCAAAAAGACTTTATAAGTAGAAATAGCCATTTTGCTTACCTCCTATAAATAGTTTGATTTTTCGAGACGATTGCTGTATAACGAGTCACCATTCGATAAATCGTAGCATCGTCCATAGAGACAGGATTTTTCATTGTTCGGGTAAATCCCATACCCAACAGAATGTCATCTACAATAGCGAGAATCGCCTTGCACTCGGATTTCTTACCATTCGTTTTATTGGAATAGACATTCACCTCGTACATAAGATTTGCGTGATTCTCATTACTCCCGGTGTTTTGTGTAGCTTTGACCGTGTAATTATCAGCTTCTACTACGCTGACACAGGGGAACGAAGAAGGACTACGCACATCTTCACCGTAGATGTTAATTGTAGGAAACTGCGAACGGAGTTCGGTAGCAACCTTTGTGAAAACTTCATTCTCAATATCAATCATTACCGAACACCTCCTTAGCGATTTTCTTGATTTGCTCTCTCATTTCTTTTGCCGAGTTATATAAGCAACGATTGGCAGGATTGCCGTGTGTCTCAACCATTCCTTGATGTTCGCCACCCTCGATGATTTTACCGTTTTTTCCGGGGTCTCCCTCGTATCGCCACGAATCGAGCTTACCGAGATGATGACCGTAACCACCACGAGTGAAACCGAACTCGGCTGCTTTGGGATGACTCTCCGCTGCATAATGAACACCTGCACCGAACTCAATGAAGGTAATCGACTTACCGCTTGCGGAAATAGCGAGTTTTGTGTCACTTATCCACTCAGGCGTATCGTTGACCTTTACATCGTTCGTACCTGCGTAAATTGCCTGTCCGAAGTTCATTTTGGCTTCTCGGATTCCGATTTCAGCCAAACGCTCCATAAAGATACGATTTTTCTTTTGCAAGTCTTTCTCGTATTCTTCAATTTGAGCGATAGCCTTATCAATCGTTCCAAGGGTACATTTAATCTTCTTCACGACACTTCCACCTTACTTATGGCGAAAGATATTGTGTTGAGAGACCGTGCCACCTTCTTAACGATATAATCGTAAATCAGATTGCCCTCATCGTCATAACTCGGCTCAGAGTCTACGCAAAGAACAGAATGCTCATCAATCGGACAGTCGATTTCATCGCTGATAATAACTTTGTCGTATAGGATGGAATTACCGAACTGCTCCATTTGAGCTTCACCCGTTGCGGCTGACACATTAGCATTCATCGCAACCGGGGTTTCGTAAACTACCCTATACTCTCCGCTATCATTACCATACTCATCCTTAATCGCAAC